TCCACCACCAGTAAGACCAGTTCCAGCAGTGAGGGTGGTCGTTTGATCTACGACATCACTGGTTACACCAAAGATTGATAGGGTTGTTCCGCTTAGTTTCAGCGGAGACAAGACTGTGATGTCGCCTACTGCTCCAATTCCACCAATGCCACGACCGATAAGTTTGATCCCATTGGCAGTGAGACCAGCGCCACTAAGTCCATTGATTCCATCAGATCCATCCTGAGCCATCAATTCCCATACGGAAGACGGCGGAGGATCGTTGAGGTTGTCCATGACGCACACCCAAGAGGCGTCGTTGTAACGGACAACATCTCCATCGATATAAGAGTTGCTACCGCTCCAAATCCCCAGCCATCGAATGTTCGCAGTTGCCGTAGGAGGCGTTACGACGGGTCCAGAATTGGACGCCATTGCATCCCGCTCGCGCCGAAAGGGGCTGACACGATTCGACAGCAACCTCCCGTAGTCCCTCTGCTGTATTCCGTCCTTGATCGCTGGCGATGAGAAGATCGGACCATTGTCGATCTCGATCAGTCGCGCGGTCAAACCCTCGTCTTCGTATGCCATAGCAAACGAACGTGCATACGCAATCAGCAGAGATTCTGCGTATGTTGGAACGGGGATGGTGAATGTCTCAAGAGTTGAATCTGAGACGGGTTGCCACCGACATCGGTAGCGCACGGTGAGGGCTTCTGAGGTGGTAGCCTGCGGAGTGGGGTACATCTCCAAACGGACGGCTGGCATGCCCGTACCATCGACCAGCGCCGCCCCAGAAGAGTCAGCCCAAGGACGCGACAGCGTTGCATAGAACGTACTGCCTGCGTTGGTCATGGGAGAAGCGACCCGAAGCGTTTCAATCTGCTCAGGAGACGTAAGTTCGACTATCCAGCCAAGACCACCCTTGGAGATAAGGGAGATGATGTCTTCGACATCGGCTGGTAAGACGACATAGTCCTGCTGGGCAATGAGCGAAAGCGGTCGCGAAGTACGCTCTCGAAAGCGCCAAGGCTTCGAGAACAGGTACTGCCCCGCCTGATTGACGATCTCTGCGATCCGCTGATCGCGAGTCATACCGCTCACAATCGACGGTTGACCGCCAAGTGCGAGAACGATGTGACTCTTGAGATTGCCGTAGGTAAGCATGGAATTGACTTGGCGGGGTTTCCCCCGCCAAGCCGTTTAGTTGTTGAGATCAGGCGCCACCAATGGAGAAGTGAAATCCATTGAAGAGAATTTTCTTGGTCTGACCCGACGTAAACGCTTCAACTGCGACACCAAGAGGCGCTCCACTGCCAGTAGCAGCAGTAGAAGGAGCCGTCTTGATTACACCAACATCAGGGATGACAACCGCTCCCTGAGCAATTGCAGCAGCACTTGCAGTGGCATCCACAACACCGACGATGCATACAACGCATCGGTTTCCTGCTGCTGCCGCTTCAGTGACAATACCAAACGGACCAGCCTTGTCACCAGCAGCCGCAAGAACAACCACATTGAACGGGCAAGTTGGCTCGTCGTAGTTGGTGAGGTTAGAAGAAACGGTGTATGTGGTGTTGTGCGTAGCAGACGCACAGTCGAAGCGAACAAGAGCGCCGACAGTGACTGCAACGGCAGCAATAGGCTTGACCGTCACTTGCTGCGGGGTAAGTGCAGCGAGATTACCCGATGGAGTGATGAGACCAGCAATCATTTGAGAATCCTCCTACGGGATCAGGTAGTGCGGAGAGGGGCGACGATGCCGTGACGCTGACGACTGTTGCAGAACAGATTCATCCAGCAGTCAACAGGCATGACGTAGGTGAAGGGCTGATTCGGATGACGCAGAACATCGTGCGTCTTGAAGTAGCGCTTCGAGTGGAAGATCGGCGTGAGGTAGTTGCCGTTGACGAAGTAGAAGCGTGGACCCTTGTTGACGGTGACGTCTTGAAGTTCCGTACCAAGACCAGTCAAAGCATTCTGAGCCGCAAGAGCGTTTACCGTCGCGTAATTGTCGGTAACCGCTGCGGTGTTTGCAGTGAAGATTGCCGCCGTATCAAGATCAGAGCAGTACGTCACGTCAACACCAGAATACACGGGGTTGTTGTAGGCGCTGTCCTGATAATTGACCAGAGTGTCGTTGCTTAGACGAAGCAGGCGACGATAGAACTGAACACCCTCGCGAGAAGTCAGGATCATCTGACGAGAAAGGTTGTCGTTCTCGAAGTACTGAGCGCGCGTAGCGGGAGCCTCGTACTTCAAACGCATGAACATGTTGTCAAACGCCGTGAAGAGCGGATGAACGCTAAGCGCAATAGTACTAGCGTTACCAACGTTGTACTCACCTTGAGCAACGTAGGCAGATTGATTCACACTGGCAGCACCAATATCGGCTTGCAAACTTCCGCTTGTTCCAAGACCAAGACCGCCGTTGTAGGCGTAGAGTTCGACAAGGTTGCTCCAGCGCTGATCGACAGTTGGGTCAAGACCCATGACCGTCGTAAAGCCCTGTGGAGTAGTTCCACGACCACCAAGGAAACCGCCAAAGTTTCGCCCGCGAGCAGTAATGAAGGTTGGGAGAGAGTACGGAAGACGACCGCTCTCAACTTCCATCTGGCTGTTCGACGGTGGCGCCCACAGATCTTCCTCGAATCCGTTCGTCATGGAAGTCCACAGGCGCTGCTCCTTGATCTTCTTGAGGCGCTTGTAAGCAACCTTAGTCGATCCAGAAGTCTCACCAGTGTTCAACTCGACCTCGGCGTCAGTCCACGACATGTGGTCGATGGTGAAGCGCCACGGCGCCTTCACGGTGTCGGTCACCTGTGGGTTGCGCCAAGTGAAGACGTCGTTTGGCTGGTAGTGGTCGAAGGTGCGAGCGTCATCAAGCATGATGACGTCGCGAATCTCGGTTCCACCTTGGACAGTGACCTCAGAGGTCTTGTTCTTGAGCAGGCGGGAGAAGGCGTAGGTGTTCTTCACCGCCTCGTTGATCACCGCATCGGCACTAGTCAGGTACGTTGGACCTGTAGTTGCCATGAAATCGTTGAAAGTTTGAATTGAAGGCATGAAGCCCTCCTTTATGGGTTAGCGTGAAAGTGCTTTACGAACGTCATCTCGGGTTCCGCCACTGAGAAGGATGTCGAGCGCTCGATCCTGCACATCGACGGGTTTCGTCACTCGCGGAGGAGCATGTCCTACGGTCGGGCGAGCCGTGTTGCGTGGATCGGGCTTGCTCGGCATACCAACCTGCTGTTGGAAAGCCGCCCTAACGATCGCTTCTACGGAATCGAACTTAGAGGGATTCTCTCGTCCGATCTTTGCAGCGGCTTCAGAGATTGTCGTGTAGTTCGGGGCTTTAGCCCCGTACTCCGCAGCGATCTGCTGGTAAGCCAACTGCGATTCGTGTTTCACCTCGATCATGCGAGTCTGCTCTGCAAATTCTTTGCGGAGACGATCTTGCATGCTCTTCAGTGGTTTTGCGGCATCCTCTCCAAAGATCTCACTGAATTGAGAAAGCGGATCTGCATCTGCTTCGCCGTCTTCAGTGTTCAACGAACTCTTCGGAGATTCCGAAGAGTTGGTATCGGTCTTCTTTGAGTCTGCCACCTTCGCCCCAAAGGCGTCAACATCAGATTGTCGCTTAGCAGCCTTCAGACCCCACTCCTTCATCTTAGAAGGGTTGGACTTCATGCTGTCAATGACTTCTGCTGGTACTCCGTCACGCTGCAAAGCCTTCAGAGCGCGATCAAAGTCGGCATCTGGAGCAGACGTTTCTGGAGTATCGAATTCCCGCGTTGACTCGGGTTCGTCAATGCCAAGAAGACGGTCAAGAACCGCGTCCATATCAGAGTTGGAGTTGTCCGAAGTCGATTGAACGACTTTTTCGGCTTCCAACACTGGAACTTCCGCAGTAACCGCAATCTCAACTGGTTTTGGTGTGATGGGTTCTGGCATTTCAGTCCTTCACATATCCATGCCGCGCCATGATTTCGCGTTCATGCCGCTTTGACTCCACAATTGGTTTACCGCCTTGAGTTTTGCACCCAGATAGATTTCTGGGGAGGCATGCACTCACATACGGGTATTGAGACCTGTTAGTTGCGGGATCAACTTGAACTGAGTTGCTTGCAACTCGTGTAAGTTCTTTCCCGTCAAGGTTGATAATACAACCTATCGAAGGAACTTCCTTCATGGAATAGGTGAGTTCAACCAGTTTTCCATCTATATCTAAAAATTCGTAAATCATGCTCGGTTTGCCGCCGCCCTAAGACCGCCCATTGATCGTGCAGGAATAGGGCTGGGTTCTCCCATTTCGTTGGTTCTCAGACTTGGTGACGATGAAGGCTCAGGAACAGGACCGCCCATCTGCGGACCAGCCTGTTGGGGCTGATTCATGGATGGGACATCGATCATGTCGGCGAGGTGGGGTACATTCAATGCGTCTCCTACCACCGACAGGAGTTCCTTCCACTTGACGTTTGGAAGCATCATTGCGCTTTGGGCAACGGTCGAAGTGATCTGGAGAAGGTCCATAGCGCGCTTTTGAACGAGCGCTTCGGATACGCGCTCCATGCTGTATGCGTCTACAGAGACCTCAAGATCCTCCCAGCCGCTGATTCGGACTCCACCCGTGAAGATCGGGTCCGCCTCAAGCAGTTGCTCGACGCCCTCCTTGCCCAGCGGCAGGAAGATTCGGTCGTCATGCCACATGTACCAACATACGGATCGACCAAGATCGTCGATTGCCTCTTGGAACTGGCGCTTCAGGTGCGACATGCGCATGGTTGCGCTCGACTCGGCGACGGCGACTTCGGTAGCAGTGGCGCTGCCTCCAATGTTTCCGCGCATCGCGTCATGGATACCCGAAACCCGATCAAGTCGGTCCTGAGCGATCTGACTGTAGTTGACCTGTTGACTGGTGATGCCACCGATCTCAAGGTTGACCACTCGCTCCTTGTCGAGGCTCTCGCTCAGCACGATGTAGTCGTGCGGCTTGTCCTTGATGTCCTGTGCCAACTTGTGGTTTCGCGAATCCACCATGACCAGACGCTTGTAAGCAGCCGCGCTGGAGCGCATGCTGGTTAGACACGAATTCAGGTCTGTGATTTGGCTCTGGATGGCGACCAGTGGTGATAGTGGGTACGGGTCATCTGGGACCGTATATACGCCAAACATCGTATACGGACCACTGGCAGGACCAAAGAAGGGGATTGGCTTCCTGATGAAGCCCTCGAACTTGCCATTGATCCCACCGCTCTTGACGATGGTGTAGATGGTCCCGTTCACCATCGACTTACCGAACACCTGATCAACGATCTCAGCGATCTCGTCGTCGATCTCTGGAACCCAGATCTCGTAGACACCAAGTTCCTTGCGGTTCTCGATGTTTCGCCCCGTGTCGTCGCGGGAATCCTCAAGATCGGTGTTGTCGGCAATGGCGCTGATCGCGTCAGAGTCCCAACTGGGATCATCGACAGACTTAGCAAGGAGATCTTCCTTGTCGATCGCGTAGCAGTGACCCATGTATCGAGCGTCCTCGATATCAGTTGCCGCTGGGTCAATGAAGAAGCGCTCTGGGGAGATTCGGTAGACGCGAGGAAGGTAAGGTTCCTTCCCGCCGACCTGTCGAACCTCTGGTCGAGGCTCGCTGACCGTCAGCGCCACTCCGTAAGAGAAGAGCATGTCGGTGGCAATGCGCTCAAGGGTCTTCCGCACCTTGGTAATGCGTACCCAGCGGTTAATCGCAATCTGCATCCGACGACCCAAGATGAGATCGATGATCGGATCGGCAAGTCGCACACGAAACTTAGGGTTGTCGTGGATGATTCGAGGAAGAACCAGAGAGACATACTCGTGAGAGAAGTTCTCTGGGTCATCGTTTGAAAAATCAGACCTGTCATCACGGTAAGCGGGTCCGTGATACTTCTCGATCATGGAACGCAGAGACGACAGGTGTGCATCGCGGAATTTCTCCGCGCTCTCTACCTCTCGACGAATATTTTCAAGTGAGGTATCGAGCATCGCGTTCCTTACTTCTTTCCGCCACCCTTGGCTCCGCCATTACCTCCGCCCTTACCACCGCCCTTTGCTCCGCCAATTCCTAAACGTGAAATCGCACTCATTTCTTGCTCCTGTTCTCCGTCACTGGTGCGACGGGTGTGATTGGCTCAGTAACCGAATTGACGTACATGCGAAGACGCTGGGCATCTTCGTTGTCAACCTTCTCGCTATCTCGCGAGTCGGTGAACTTAATGATCGCCTGAGTTCCAAAGAACGAAATTCGTTCAACTCGGTGGATTGGAATGTAAACCTGTTCAGAAATCCTGAGAAGCATGGTGTTTCCTACGGGCGCGCCGCATCTCGGTACGACGGAATTTCCGCGTACATGTAGTCAATGTCAATTGTTTGATCTGTTCGACCGCTACCAGAAGAAGCGGCAGAAGCACCAGTCTTATCTCTGGTTTCTACGCTATGCATCATGGTTGCAAAGTCTTCTGGAGCCTCAATAGTGGTGCTGGCTACTACAGAATGGTTTATAAAAAAGTCCACTTGAACACGGGAGCGAGTCTCATTTAGCCAAGTCCACTCTAAGCGCAAGGTGTTCCAATTGCTTTTTGGAATAGTTGGCGTCAGTTCAAACAGAGGAGCGCCTGCCCACCAGATAGCGCATACCCAAAATGGTTCATCGCCTCTATTGTGGAACCCAATTCCCTTATCGAATCTAGCGATTTTACCGTCGTATAAAGTCTTTCCCTGATGGACAAGACCCATACCACAATACTGAACAACTTCTGCTCCAAGTGATGTGGTATTTGATTTAACCCTGCACTGAAATACGTTCCTCTTTTTGATAGGACTATTTACACTTACATAATTCCTATTGATCTGACTAGCGGCAGTTTGGGCTAAATAAATTCCAGACCTTCCGTATGCGACCGTTGATGCTGCTAGGCATCCAATAGTCACAACTCCAAGTGCGTCAACCGAAGTATTGCTTACGGTCATAATCGCGGGTGTTGGACTAGTGCTGTAAATCCAACCCCATTCATCGAGACCAGTGATGAAGTCTGAATAGACAATCCTGTTCTCGTATGTCAGCGGACCAACAGGAGAGGGGAACGACGTCATCGCTCAATCCTCATGCGCACGGTCAGTTGATCGATGACACAGAACAATGCGGATCCTGATCCTCCAGACACAATGTCTTTGACCTCGAATGCAGGAACAACGGCGGCGCCTGTGCTTAACTGCGCGTTTATTGTTCCAAGAATCTTTCCATTGGCAATGAAAGTGGTTTGACTTCCATTTTTGGAAATGATGACCTGAAAACTTTGCGGTTGAACTTTTGGAAGAGTGGTGTCAAACTTAGTAAGTACTGAGTTGATTACCACTCCGTAACACCAATTACTCATTGGTCCAGTAACATAGAACCCTGCAAAGTCTGTTGCAGGGACTGTCGCTGTGGTGTAATTTCCAGTCGACACTCCAAAGGAAGTCATGTGACCAGCAGCAGCGCTGGAACTTAGTGCTATCCCCGATCCGTAAATGTCTACTTCACCTCTACCCAGACGGAAGTTTCGTGTCAGCGCTGCTCCCGCAGAGGCTTGAGCAGGCGCCATGTACACGCCAGCGTATTGGAACACGCCAGCAGACGTTGCACTTGCTATGGCAATCTGCGCTTTGCCTAGCAAGTTACTGGCGTTTGAGTTGTCTACGGTTGTGGTTCCAAGAGTTCCATCTGTTGCCACATTGAACGGCGCATAGGAAGTGACGAAGTCTGAGAACAGACAGACATCAGACATTGGGAACACGCCGCTGAAGGTTGAGAACATTGTCATAGTGGATCCTTAGTTGAACACGTTCCGTTGGATGTAGTAACGGAACAGGCTGTAGTCGACGTACATTTCGCCTTGAGCGGCTGCGTTTGCGCCTTCCATGATTCCGCAATACGCATTGAACTTCATCTGCGAAGTCCTGTCTGGAACGAAAGATGGAGAATCTTTCTTCTTGACTGTGAGAACCAACTTCCCGTTGGCAGTGAA